CTATGAAGAATACTTCTGAGGAACAGTTCCGTCAGGAGTTTGAATGTGAGTTCTTAGGATCTTCCAACACATTGATCTCTCCTAATGTTCTAAGGAGAATGGTATTCAGGACTCCAATAGATTCTTCAGAAGAGGGCTTAAAGATCTATTCTGCTCCTATCCAAGATAGACTTTATACATTAGTTGCTGATACGTCAAGAGCCAAGGGTCTTGACTATAGTGCGTTTGCAGTGATTGACGTTTCTGAAGTACCTTACAAAACTGTGGCCACGTTCAGGAACAATACAGTATCCTCATTAATATATCCAACAGTTATTGAGCAAACAGCTAAGCATTATAATAGAGCATTGGTTCTAGTTGAGACAAATGATGTTGGCCAACAAGTTGCTGACATCTTGTACCACGAACTTGAATATGACAACATCATCTATACCTCAAGTGACGGTGCAGGACAGTATATTTCCACTGGTCACGGAAGAACTCAATCGATAGGTGTTAAGACATCCAAGCAAGTGAAGAGAATTGGTTGTAGCGTTCTTAAAACTTTGATCGAGAACAATAAACTTATAATTGAAGATTACAATACAATCAATGAGTTGTCCAGGTTTGCTTTGAAGGGTTCTTCATACGAAGCTGAAGATGGCAATGATGACTTGGTTATGTGTCATGTTTTATTTGCTTGGATGAGCACACAGGATTACTTTAAAGAGGTAACCAGTGGGGACATTCGGCTAAATCTATATAATGAGCAGCAAAAAATGTTAGAAGAAAGCATGTTACCTTTTGGTATCATAGATGATAAGAGGGACGTGGTGCAAGATTTCCAAGTAGTTGAGTTGGAGTATGTGTCCTTCGATAATTGGATGAGAAGCTAGAGAATAGCAATTTATAAATACCTCTAACCGTTCTTGCATAAATAAAAATTCTTTTTGAGGGAGATGAACATGCCTTTCCAAGTTAGTCCAGGCGTAAATGTTTCAGAAATTGACCTAACCACGGTTGTCCCTGCTGTTTCTTCTACAGAAGGCGCCATCGCTGGCGTGTTCCGTTGGGGTCCAGTAGGTGAAAGAGTCTTAGTTGACTCTGAGTCTAATCTAGTAAATAGATTCGGCAAACCAACAAATCATAATGCTGAAACATTTTTTACCGCCGCCAATTTCTTATCTTACGGTAATAAGTTATACGTAGTCCGAGCAGCCAACACCACAGCCACAGCTGACGGTGCTAGCGTTGTTTTGTCTGCTGTTGCTAATACCGCAGCTGTAACCAACACACAAGTCCAATCTGCTACAGTTAAAAACGAAGACAGCTACGATAGCTTGACGTTTAGTTCTGACATTAAGTATGTCGCTAAGTATCCAGGTTTGGTTGGTAACTCTTTGAAGATTTCTGTTTGCGATTCTGCAGATGCATTTACTTTAACAGCAAATCTTAACGGTGGTAATGCCAACGTTGGTGCTGGGGTTTTGACAACTGAAATAGGTAACACTGTTATCCGTTTTGCTTTGGCAAACTCCGCCACTGGTACATTGGCTGAAGCTAATACGCAAGCTAATACAGTTCTGACTACTTTGTCAGTTGGTGACTTTATTAAAGTTGGTAACACCAGCATTGGTGAGCAATACATGAAGATTAGTGCTTTGGACGCAGCTCCACAGTCTAACGCCACTCACCGTTTTGTGGATATTACCACAGAATCGAAGTACCAACTGTCAACAGCTTTTACTTCCAACACTATTACTCGTAACTGGGAATATTACAACGCTGTTGACGGTGCTCCTGGCCAGTCTAATTATCAATTAAATTTTGGTAACACTAGCGCTAGCGATGAATTGCACGTTGTTGTTTCCGATCAAGATGGTTTGATTACTGGAGTGCCTGGAACAATTCTTGAAGTGTTTGAGCGCTTATCGAGAGCAACTGATTCAAAGAACGAAGACGGATCAACAAACTATTACAAGACTGTAATTAATGATGGTTCCTCTTATGCTTGGTGGGCAAGTGATAGAGCTGGTGCTGCTTCAGCAGCTGCAACATCATTAGCAACATCAACAAACACTAAACCATTGTCATTAAGTTTCCAAGGTGCTAGGGATGGTGATCCAGAAGGTTCCGTTGGTATCGGAACTCTTTTAGCTGGTTACGACTTGTTTGGATCCGCTGAAAGTGTAGACATCTCATTGGTATTGACTGGTAAGTCTTATGGTGGAACAAATGGTGAGCAACTTGCTAACTACTTGATCGACAACATTGCTGAAGTTCGTAAGGACTGCGTGGTGTTTGCTTCTCCTGAAAAGGCTGATGTTGTTAACAACGCTGGTTCAGAGTCTGATGCTGTCATCACATTCCGTAACAGCATGAGAAGTACTTCTTACGCTGTGTTGGATTCTGGTTACAAATATCAATACGACAAGTATAACGATATCTACCGCTACATTCCATTGAACGGTGATGTTGCTGGTCTATGTGTTCGCACTGATGATCAAAGAGATCCTTGGTTCTCACCTGCTGGTTTCAACCGCGGTCAGATCAAGAATATAGTTAAACTTGCTTACAACCCTGCAAAAGCATACCGTGATCAATTGTACAAGTCTGGTGTGAACCCAGTTGTTACATTCCCAGGTCAAGGTACAATTTTGTTCGGTGACAAGACTCTGTTGTCTAAGCCAAGCGCTTTCGATAGAATCAACGTACGTAGATTGTTTATTGTTTTGGAAAAAGCAATTGCAACTGCTGCTAAGTTTACACTGTTTGAGTTCAACGATGACTTCACAAGAGCTCAATTCCGTAACTTAGTTGAGCCGTTCTTGCGCGATGTGCAAGGTCGTCGTGGCATTTATGATTTCAAGGTCGTTTGCGATACTACAAACAACACTGGTGAAGTTATTGACAGAAACGAGTTTGTTGGAGACATCTACATCAAACCAGCTAAGTCTATTAATTACATCCAGTTGAATTTCGTAGCCGTTAGAACTGGCGTTGAGTTCTCTGAAGTTGTCGGTCAATTTTAATCGATAAATATAAAAGAGGAGAACACAAATGGCTTTTAATGTCAATGAAATCAGAAGTCAGTTAACCCTTGGAGGAGCGAGAGCTTCTCTCTTCCAAGTTCAGTTTACTAACCCTGCTAACTCTGTTGCTGATCTGAAATTACCTTTCATGGTCAAGGCAGCACAGATCCCTTCATCTACTTTAGGTGTTATCGAAGTTCCTTACTTCGGCCGTAAAGTTAGATTGGCTGGCGATCGCGTGTTTGCTGACTGGACAGTTACCGTCATCAATGACGAAGACTTCCTAATCAGAAATGCAATAGAACAATGGTCTAACGAGATCAACTCCCTTCAAGGCAACTTGAGAGGTTTTGGAGCAGCTAGCCCGTTACTATATAAATCAACTGCTGAAGTGACTCAGTTCTCAAAGACTGGTGCACCACTCAGAGTATATAAATTTAATGGAATCTTTCCTTCAGAGATCTCTCCTATTGAGATGTCATGGGAAACAACTGATGCGATTGAAGAATTCACTGTAACATTCCAATATGACTATTGGGAAGTTAGTGGAGGCATCACCGGCAATGCTGGTGGCGTCTAATATATAAGGTAGAGGGGCCGTATGGCCCTTCTCCCACTATGGAGTAAAAATGGCAGAACTATTTGGGTTTGAGATCCGTAAAAAGGGTCAGACGACCAAACAAGAAGACGAAAATTTACAAACGTTCGCACCAAAGCAAGAAGATGATGGTGCTCTCGTCGTTGCATCTGGTGGAGCTTATGGAACATATGTTGACCTAGAAGGTGCAGCAAGAACCGAAGCAGAGTTGGTTACCAAATATAGAGACATGCTGCAGCACCCAGAAGTTGATGCTGCTGTTGATGATATTGTTAATGAAGCAATTGTGATTGAGAAGGGTACTAAGCCCGTAGAGATCGATCTAGGTGAAGTTAAACTTTCAGCTAACATCAAGAAGATGATTACTGAAGAGTTTGCCACTATTTTGAATTTGCTCAAATTTAATACACAAAGCTATGACTTATTTAAGTTGTGGTACGTAGATGGAAGAATTTACTTTCATGCTGTTATTGATGAGAATGATCCTAGAGCAGGGATTAAAGAATTAAGAAACATTGACCCACGTAAGATGCGTAAGGTCAGAGAAATTAAAAAGAAAAAAGATCCGACTTCGAAAGCGGATATTACCAAAACGCAAAACGAATACTTTATCTACAATGATAAAGGTTTTGCAGCACTGAACAACTCTTTATCCCAAACAGCTGGTGCTACTGGTTTAAAGATTGCTAAAGATTCAATCATCCATTGCACATCTGGTTTGATGGATACAAACTCTACACTCGTCCTATCCTATTTGCACAAAGCAATTAAGCCTCTTAATCAGTTAAGAGCTTTGGAAGATGCAGTTGTCATTTATAGAATTTCAAGAGCTCCTGAACGTAGAATCTTTTACATCGATGTTGGTAACCTTCCAAAGATGAAGGCTGAGCAATATCTTCGTGACATGATGGTACGTCATAAGAACAAACTTGTTTATGATTCAGCCACTGGTGAGATTAGAGATGATCGTAAGTTCATGACTATGTTGGAAGATTATTGGTTGCCTCGTAGAGAAGGTAACAGAGGAACTGAGATCACTACATTGCCAGCAGGTCAAAACTTGGGTGAGATGCAAGACGTAGAATACTTCCAGAAGAAGTTGTACAGATCTTTAATTGTTCCTGAGACTAGACTGAGCGACGAGAATAATTTTAACTTAGGTAACAATGGTGAGATCTCAAGAGACGAGATTAAGTTCTCCAAGTTTGTTGATCGTCTAAGAACAAGATTTAATCAGCTGTTTATTAAGGCTTTGGAGAAGCAATGTATCCTCAAAGGGATCATAACTACTGATGAGTGGAAAGAAATATCCACTGCTATCACTTTCCAATATGCTCGAGATAACTACTTCGCGGAACAAAAGAATAATACTATCTTGCAGGGTAGAGCAACGTTGCTGATGCAAATGCAACCTACTATTGGTAAATATTATTCTCATACATGGGTTAGAGAAAACATCCTCAAGCAGACCGAAGAGGATATTGAAGAAATGGATCAACAGATTGCTGAAGAAGAATCTATACCTCAGTACCAATCCACAGCTGATGAACAAGCCGGTGGACCTCCAGGAGGTGGCACACCTTTTGGTGGTGGTTCGAGTGATCAGAACCCCAGTGAACAAACTTGATAAATAATTGGAGATTAATATGCCTGACTATTCTGTAGATATGATAAATTTTGTAGTGGATCAAAAACCTAATGAGTTTGTTAACTCGTTTAATGCACAAATGCAGCAAAAGGTGACTGATATCGTTACTGGTTATAAAGCAGAGTTAGCAAAAAGTTATTTGGCTCCTAAAGAAGAGCCCGAAGAAGAACAACAAGAAACCGAGGTTACATCAGATGAAGACTCTGAAACAAATACTTGAAGTATACTCGCCTGAGACTAAGGATGGTAAAGCCTTTGTTCAAAAGCATGCCATTGTAAAGACGACTGATGCCAATGGCAATGGAGATGATGTTTTCCAAGCCGCTAAAATAAAAAAAGCAGAACGTAAAAAAGAACGTCATGGATACGAGCCAGGTGATGATGAAAAAGTTCATGAAGCTGTAAAGATGTTTGCTGACTTTATAAACGAAGGCTCTAAAGAAGATGTTGAAGACTCTGCTGACTATAGAGAGGTAATTGAGCCTGACGGTTCTGTAAGAAAAGTTCGTGCCAAAAAAATGGTTTTTACTAAAGAGATGAACACTTCAATGGCGTATGCTATTGGTACTAAGTCTGCAATGAAGACAACTGGCGACACACCTCCTCTTGAAAAATCAACAATTGTTAAAGGTCATAAGATTGCTAAGTCCATCTTGAAGAAAGAAGACTACAATGCTGAAGACTTTAAATCATTCATCAAAGAACACACAGAACAAATGACTGATGAAGAACTTGATTTGATCGAACAGATTTACAACGATCTAGATGAAGACGAAGCACAAACTTTTGTATCAGTTGTAGAAGCTGGTGAGCTTGATTCCTTCTTAGAAGAACTTAACAAGGCATTGGAAGAATAATGGCTGAAATTATTAAACTTGCAGGTGTAGAGATTACTTTGAATGCCACTGCTAACTTAGTATCTTCTGCTGCTGTTGTAAAAATTACAAATGCTAATACAACAACCACATCGGTAATCACAGTTGTTCCAGCATCTGGCTCAAACACAACAACGACCATACTTGCTTCTTCATACATCTTCTTGCAAAAACCAACTGATGCAAAAATTGCTTCTTCTTTAACTAGCTTGGTAACTGCAACTCCGATTGCATTCACCTAAGGACTAACATGAAGTTAATTACAGAACTTAACGATGATGTTCAATGTATAGTTGAAGAAAAAGAAGGCCTGAAGAAATTCTTCATTACTGGCCCTTTTATTCAGACTGAACAACAAAACAGAAACGGCCGCATTTACGGCCGTGGTATCATGGAGAAGGAAGTTAAGCGTTATAACGAGCAGTACGTTAGTACAAACCGTGCGCTTGGAGAGTTAGGCCATCCAGATGGTCCTTCCATTAACCTTGATAGAGTCTCTCATAAGATTGTTAGCCTGACACAAGAAGGTAACGATTTTATTGGTAAGGCAGAAATTCTTGGAACACCAATGGGTGTGATTGCAAGAAACTTGTTGGAGAGTGGTGTTCGTCTTGGTGTCTCTACTAGAGGCATGGGTTCTGTATCTCAGAAGAACGGTGTTACTTACGTTCAGGATGACTTCCATTTAGCAACTGCTGCTGACATTGTTGCAGATCCCTCCGCTCCCGACGCCTTCGTGCAAGGTATCATGGAAGGTGTTGAGTGGGTGTGGGATAACGGTATCCTTAAACAGCAACAAATTGAGAGATATAAAGAAGTGGTTGACAGCAGAATTGGTAAAAGAGATTACGAAGAAACTGCTATCAAAGTTTTTGAACACTTCCTTGGTTCTTTAAGAAAATAATATTATTATAAATAAATTTGGGTACCCTTCAGCTTGGAGGGTGCCCTTT